GCTCTAAAGAACTACTAAGATCCTCTTATTAAGAGAACCCTTTAAAAGGTCCGTAGACCCTTTAAGGGATTTTCTAAGACTTTTCTATAAAGAATGTATAAACACCTCTATCCTTTGTTATCTCATTCATTTGGTATGAGTAACCTTTGGGTATAGTATCTAACCACTTTGAAAAGTCTTCTGGCATTAAATCACCAGAGTAGAAAGGAATTGAATAATCAGGAGGATAAGACATTTTAAAAAGTACCTGCATTATTCTCTAATAAGTCGATACCTTTAATAGCTGCTCTTAGCCATTCATAAGCCTGGCGTTTAGTTAAACCTTGGGCTAGATGCCCTGCTCCTCCTCCTTCGTTAGCAATCCTGTCTAAGTTGTAATAATCAGCTACACCCTGTAAATGGATATTGCCTGGATTATGACAATGTTTCTTTGTGTTCCAGGTTTCTTCTGGATTGTTAGTCTTTCTATTAAGTGTTTTTAATAGAGACTCAATGTCTTTCTCTTTGATTCTTTCCATGTTGTTAATAGTTTCTGGGGCTTAGTCCTGGCTATCTATTAGTTAACTATTAGTGAGCTAGTACTGGATACAGTATTACTAAGGACGGCCACCGATAAATAATAAACACAAATAAACTTAACAAACTGTAACAATTGACCTCTATATAGCCCCCATAGTCCAATTATTTGTCCAATTCTGTCCAAAATACTATAAGTTAACTATAAGATAACTAATAGATTAACTATAGAACCCCTATAGATCTGCCCAGAAGTGATCTATAGGGGTCTGTAGTAGGTCTTATGTATTGACCTATGGTTGTTATTCTAATGGGTAATGCTGTTGGCTGTAATTCTGTGTGGGTTTCTGTGACTTTGGTCGTTTCTATGACTGTGGGAGAATCTTTTGTGGGTATCTAACCGCATGAACCCCCCCTTTATCCCCCCCAAGTTTATCCAAGAGTAGTACCTAATAAGAATTATTTATGAAACCATCGTTAGAGGTATTAGAATTTCTTATCTGTCTAGGTGTTAGTCCTAGTGCTGTTTGTGTAACGGTGTTGTTTATAGAGGAACCCCAGTTATCTAGGTGCATTGCCATAAGTTCATCTTTACGAGATCTTATATTACGGTCTTCATCTTGAGCCATGTATTCAGTCCAGTAAGCTACTGCACCTGATAAAGCATCAAGGATGTCATCGTGTACTAGAGAACCTCTATGTTTTGTAATACGAGACATCTGATAGAAGAGTTGTAGCTTTAGTTTGCGTTCTGGAGCTTCGTTAGGGTTAGATCTATAGTCTTTCTCTACCACCTTGCGGTCTATTATCAGCCTGTGGGAGTTCATTACAGGTTCCAGGATGTCTATAATTCGTAGTTCTTTGGTCTTTGTGTTACGAACATCTTTGACTTCACAGGGGTGATACCTCATAAGGAAGGGTTTTAACAGTTCTGCAAACATACCTCCACCCATGTTTGATTCTACGAGTATGGTATTTACCTTATTGGTCTTGGCTATCTTCGATAGGGTTGTTAAAACTGCATCAGAGTAACCACCGTTTAGTCCACCTGCGTCAGGGACGTATAGATTACCGTTTAGCATTTTTACTATGGCATAACCTGTAGCATCTTTTCCCTTGCCAGAGGGGTCAACGAACATGACTGAGCCTGTATATTCAATCCAATCACCGAATTGTTGGGCAGGTCGGTAGAAATGATCACCATTAAACCCTACACAGGGGAGTTCTTTGATGACATATTCGGGAGAGGACGACCAGATTACCTTTTCTGGTGCATGATCTGGGTTAACTGAAGAGATT